CATTTCCAACTGCTCCTTATCTCTTAAGCCCTCATTGTATATAGACATTCCATCCATGACCATTCCACCGGGCATTTGCATACCTTGGAACTTCTTTAGGTTTTCCCCCCACTGAATTTTTATCAAAGCAGTTGCATAACGCTGCAGCCAATAATCTCCATACATTTTTGTGAAGGTATCAGGATCAATTACCTGATACGCCTCAACAATTAAATATTGATCAACAGCAATTTTGTCCCAATCCATATCAACGTGAAAAACATTTTTATGTCGATTATATCTGATAGGTTGCTTTCCGACTAAAATCTGTTCGTACAGTTCTAAATGTTGGAAAGCCATGTAGTACGGGACTAAAGATTGAGACGTAAGAGTGTACAGATCATTCAAAGCAATTTGATAACGTACATTGAAAAGATTATTCGTATTGTCAGCATCACCAATGTCAAAAATGTTAACTGCGCCAATAATATTGTCAGGCAATGTGATATACTTATTATCTTTATCAGACTGTGTAATTTGCTTTTTGTAGAATGTTCTTTCCGTACCATCAAAGTGATAGTCTTGGTAGAAGTTGATTGCCTCATCAACTCTATCATCGACTTGAGCATCACTCACATTAATCTCAATTACACCTTTGCCTAACTTTCTAAGGCAAAATTCTTTGAACTCTGTATTTGATGTTGGAGTAGCCATTTATTCCCCCGAACATGAACAGTTGCATTTTTTACTCTCTAAAGCTTTGATTCTCTTATCCATTTGCTTTATTGTCGAAAGGAGAACTGCGGTCATTTTACCGTAGTCCACCATTTTTTCACCTGCACTGTTTTCCGAAACTAGTTCCGGAATGTGCTTCTCAAGATCCTGTGCAACAAAACCAATTTCTGTTCTGTTGTGGAATCTAACAGTGTCTTTCCACTGATAAGTGTATGTTTCTACATCAAGAACAGAAGATGAAGCTTCGTAAGGTTGAATATTTTTCTTTAAGTTTATATCAGAATAAGCAGGTTGATTTAAATCTGATGGTGTACCATCACCCACTACAAAGGCGTGAGGATTGTACTGTACTATTTGAATAATATCAGAACTAACTGGATTATTAGTTAAAGAAATGTGACTGTTGTTAGATACAGTAAAATCTGAATTACTTAGCTTAACACCATTCATATAAATCTGGATTAGAGAATTTCCAGTCGAAGTATATGATATTAAACTATTTGTTAATCCAGTATATTGGTTTTCAGATAAAGAGTTCATTCTACCACTAATGAACCCGTTAGCTGTTCCAGCAAACGTGTTTGAGTCTGAAGTATTAACTACTCTTATTAAAAGTTCGCCCGGAGAATCTTGAGTATTAACATCATCAATATCATCGATAGAAATAATGTCAATCAATTCTCTAGGATAGTTTCTAAACTTTTGAACAGACTCATCCCACACTAATACATCTGCATTAGAAATGCTGCCGTAGTCTACTAAAATATCTCCAATGTCACCAGTATTAGCAATAGATGAGTTTGAGAATACAAACTTGGTTCCGTCTCCGCTAACTCTTAAATACTTGTTAGCAGAAGAAGCCATACCTGTTATAGAAATGTTGGATGTATTGGGTAGCTTTACAAACCCACCTACTAAGTTAGCCGTAGAAGTAAAGTTGGTAGTTGAAGTAAATGTAATCTTGCCAGTGACAGTATCATCTTGATCCGATCTCATGAAACTATCAGCTGCATAGTTGTTAGATACAAAAATATCTTTTACAAAATTGTTTGAAGCAAATCTATTTTGTACATAATTATTTGAAGTAAATGTATCTTTAACATACGTGTTGGTGGCTCTTAGACCAATTCTAGTCAAAACAAAGTTGTTAGAAGTGTATCTATTCTGGACATAGTTGTTAGAGGTGAATCTACCTTCAACATAATTATTTGTAGTAAACGTATCTTTAACAAAGCTGTTAGAAGTATATCTACCCTGAACATAGTTGTTAGATACAACACCAATGTCAGCTTTGAATGTATCAGACTGAGCATAATTGTTAGTTGTAAATGTAGCTATTGCAAAATTGTTAGAAACTAAGTCAGTTGAATTTAACCCATCTAATGTCTCAGCATCGACAAAAGTAATGTTGGCTCCGTTTCCAGAGAAATAATCTGCTAGTACTGTTCCTGTAACATTAATGTTAGCAGTATTACTTACACCAGTGACAACCAACTTGCCGCCAATATGAGTGTTTCTAGAAACACCTAAGCCACCTCTTGTTTGAAGAGATCCTGTGGTAATGCTTGTAGATTGAGTGGTTCCATTTGCCTTTAAGTTTCCGCCAGAAAAAGTTCCACTAATAGCAGCACTTCCCGGAGTTGTGTTAGAATTAGTCGTGACAGCCTTCTCTCTGAAAAGGTTTGCCATCTGATTAGTTCTAAGTCTCCAGAATTCAAATGTGTTAGTTGTCGTTGTATTAGATACGTTTACTGCCATCTACCAGCGCCTTTAGCAAGTGTTTAATCTCTTTTACATCTTCATTAAGTTCATCAACCTTTTCGATGTAACTATTTATTTTATTATCTCTAGTCCTTGCCGCCTTGTAAGCAGCAAGAGATGAATTATCTACATTTACAATTGCATTAGATTTTTCATCTCTTTTTACGCCACTTAATTCCATTTTATACCTGCAGTGCTATGGCTCTTACGTTTTCGATAAGAGCAGGGTTAGAAGAGTTTTTAGTTCCAAAGCCCAAAGGCGAATCAATAGATGCATAAGTAACAATTTTTAATTGGAACTGCTTGTAAGTTTTATAGTTTGTTCCACCTCTGTCATATTCAGCAATTCCAGTGATAGGGTCTGTTGCAATCAAACTATTAGCCGTGTACTTATTAGTATATTTGAATGCATAATCAGAACCTGTTGCATCGTTGAACACTTTAACCCACTCGGTAGCATTAATTTCATCTCTATTAAACAATCTAAACTCAAATTCTTTAACATCTCTTCTGTCATTACGAGCAGAATTAAGTTCAGGGGTTAAATTCTTTAACGGAGTGTATAGAACATTGTCCAGATTGTCGTACTGGTTAATAAATCTACCGAAGAGATAAATCTTAGCTCTAGGAGGCTTAAATGCCGACACCAAAACTCTCATGTCTTCAGCATCTTGTCCATCAGCGAGTGTTATGATTCTTGAAATGTATCTAACGTTAGTCTCACCAAGACCGGGGAAGATCTCACTGTAGATACTTGCACTTTCAAGAGTGCTTACCGAAGTTCCGTCGATGAAATTATTTGCACTATCATCAGGCGGAATTGTCAAGTTGCCAACTGCAGAAACCAAAGATCTTCTCATATCAACAAACGGAGAAGTCTTATCTGTTCTGTTGGTCATATCAATATTGACTAAGAACGAAGAGTTTCCTGTTGCAGATCCAAGTTTAAGAACTTCGTTCGTTCTAGATCTCAGAACTAAAGGATTGTCAGTGTACTCGTATTCATCTTCGTTTGGAACGGGGAACGAAATACTAGACGTGTTCGAGATATTATATTCATGTTCAAAATCGATAGAAGAGTTTTTGTAAACACCAGATGTGAATTGTGTCACAATCGTACTATATTCATGATCAATCAAAGACATAAATGATGTGCCAACAAACTTACTAATATCTAAAGTTTCTAAGTCAAGTAAACTATCACTAGGACGATAAACAGCAATTTTGTATTTGTCTGTGTTGTAGGTAGTCCCATTAAGTCTTGTTTCAGTGAAAACCTTTGTTGACGAATCAGTCAAGTTTCCTGTAGTGGGAGCTAGTCTAATTTCATTGTTGATATTATCAATACCAGATACAACGCCAAATATCGCTGTATTCACATTAGCAACGGTCAAAGCTGGATCTGCGCTGGCACTTGTCATACCAAACACGTAGTCTCCAATTTCGATAGTTGTTTTGTTGTTTACGAATGTGAAATCCTCAAACTCACCTCTATCAAAGTTTCTTGGAATCATTCTAACTTTAGCAGAGCCTGTTGAGAATACGGCTCTTCTTAAAGTAAATTTAATGTCTTCATCCTGCAAAGCCGACCATGTGTCCTCGTTTGCACCCAAGAAAGCTATGCCACCGTAAGGCTGAGAATTTACAGCTGAACCTGTAGTGATATCGGTTCCACCTAATTGTGAGAAATAAACATCATAATCTGGATCCCCAGCAAACGGCTTAACAACAAATGCATATCCTCTACCCTTTTGTAGATAAACTGGATAGTTAAAGGTAAATGTTGTAGGCACAGACGCATCGTCTGAAACATTTATGTCGGCAGGATTTAAAGTAACATTTGTTGCTGTGTAGATGTTACTTGAGTCGGGATATCCGTTTCTTTGTGTCGTTACATACAGTTTAATGGGATTTTTTGAAGATTTTCTTTTGAAGAAAAGATCAATAGAAGACACAAAAACACCATCTGCATCACCTTGATCATCTCTAATATAGAATGTTTGAGCTATCGGGTCTCTTCTTGGAAGCCCAACATCACTTCGGGTTTGTTCACTAATTAATTCTGTAGTTACTTCAACATCAAATGTACGTCTAACAGCTTCTGCTCTTTCAACACCTATTCTATTGGAGTAGAACATTTTCTTTGCAGACGAAAGAACAGCGTCTGCTTCCGTTTCTAGATCTTGAATGTCAGCAATGAGAAATTCTCTGTCTCCCTGCAAAAATGTTTGCTTAGGCACAAAGAAAACGCCAGAAACTGTTCCATCATCTGAGGTGATTAGGGGAGTTCCTTTAGGGGAAAATCTACGGACAAAAGGTGCAATATCAGTCGAGGTTGCAATAACTGGATCTGCAAGACGTGTGCTTCTAATTGCATTAGGTGGAGTTGGCACTGTTGTAAATTTCATATGACCAGTAATTGCATCCATTGGAAGATCGCTCTCCAATCTTCCTCTTGTGATAGGATCTAAGGTTGGGAGTGGTCTCGGTGTAGGTCTTCCTCCCGGAACAACGTGTTCATCAACATTGACGCCATTGAAGAAAACGGAGTGCAATTCCCGTGGCCTTAATCCACGGGCTGAAAATGCAATAGCCATCTCTCTAATGAAAGGTGTTGCTATTACGTTAGTAATTCTTTCGCCAAGAGATTCTTCACCTTCAACTACATTTGTAGTCACTACCTGTCCGGTTCTAGTGTTTAAAGTGATCGTTCTACGGCCTGTATTTTGAACCGTTGTTGACCAAGCACCCCAATTGGTAACTGTTCCCTCTTGAACATCTGGACGTTCTTCATCAGGATTGATAATAATTCTACCAATGTTCGTTTCATCAGTTCCAGCATCATATTCTGGGAATAGTGTAACTTCACCAATAAATTTAATTTCTACTGGAGCAGCAGGTCTAACTTTTGTTGCCTTATCTTGCTTTATATAATCAACTTCAGTGTAATTGTACATTACTCTTGGGCCGAACACAGAAATGTTGCCGGAAACAATTTCAGGTGTAAAGTTGTTAACAAGAATTTCTTTGAAAGACGGTCTTAGATGACTTCTACTCTGATCAATACAAGCACGATACTCGTTATCTAAAGTGTCGCCAAATTGATGAGATGAAAAAGGTTCTACAAAAATTCCATTTTTAAATCTCTCAATACCATTATCATTTTTAAACTGTTTATTAAAAGTATCACTCTCAAGAGCATTCAAAGAAGTGTAGTATTCAAGATTGGTAATTCTTTGGTCAAGAGTGCCAATATCTTTCATGGTGTATCTTCTAATATTAAACTGATTAACATCAATCTTATATGGAATTGTGTTAAATTCAGTTTTTCTGTCTCTAAGCTTTCCGGAACTGTAGATATTTCTAGCAAGAGAAGCTTCTTCTCTTGTTAAGGATGGGAAAGGTGCAATATTTATTGTTGCTACTTTCATTGCATTATCTACTTCTGGTGGCGGTCCACTCAAGGTATTTGATACAGAAACGGCAACTTCTGCCCTTTCCGTCATATAAACATCTGCTCTTTTACGAGTGTTAATCTTATAGTCCGAAACAAATTCGGTATTGTTCTTAAAAATAAGTAAAGAGTTTTTACTATTACCAGAGCCTTTAGCAGAATCTTTATCTTTAATGTTTGTGATATTAATAATAGATGTATTTGCTACACCAGAAAGAAGATTAGTGTTTTCTTTATTGTTAAATCTTGGTCTGTAGTCAACAAAGTCTCTCAAAGGAATTTTTCTATCAGTGCTTGAGATATAAGTTGGAATTTCTTCAAACTTAATAGTAGTCGTGTTTGCTGTTGTTGACGTAGTTGTTGGGTATGAATCTACCGTGAAATACCCCTCACCGTCATTATTATCGACTGTAAAGGCATCCATTCTAACAACGATTGTATTATTTTCTGTTACAAAATTTTTGTAACGACCTTTGTTTGTTAAGCTTAACGTTGCATAATCGTAAAAATGATCTTTTTGACCTGAATCAAACTCAAAGAATCCACCATTCACTCTATTTAAAGAATCAGTTAATTGATCTTCGGTAAATGTGCTATTTGCAGTTCCACCACTTTCATTGGGTAAAACCCAAACACCTGTTACTTTGTGTACGTCTACTACACCAAGATCCCAAGGACCAATACTATTGGCCGAATTATTTGCTGTGTTAATTCTTCTATAAAGATTTTTTCTAATGTTTTTGCTGAAAGGCTTATAGTCTCTTCCATTAAAATCGTAGGTAGCTCTTACACTGGTTGACCCTGTGAAGTTTGAATTGTTCAAAATAGGGATTTTAACATTAATAGTGTTATCAGCCTGACTTGTAGTTACCATTGCTGGATCAACTGCAATTGTCTTGTTCGCAGGGATTACCTTTTCAAGAGTCCCAGATGCCGAATTCATGCTGTCTTTAGTCTGAATCTCAGTAGCGCTATTAATTTTAGTAACAATAGAAATGTCAGAGCCAATTCTAACAAAATCGCCCACATGAATATTGGCACTGAATCCAGCAGAAAGTGTAATAACATTGCCAGTCGAAGAAGACGTTCCAGTCGAATCACAAGAGATTTCACTACCTGTATTTGTTAACACAATGTTGTTAACCTCAGAAGCACTGTAAGTTCCGATGTTATTGTCACCACTCAAATCTGTTTCATCGTCAACATCAATAACTAAAAAGCCGTTGGCGTTTAGCGTATCAGAAACAGAAGCAAACTTCCTAACAACAAAATTATTATCATATGTGTTTGTCGAATCAGTGTAAGATCTGATCGCCTCTTCTCCAAAAGTGTCAAGCGGAATATTCTCAATACTAGAAATCACAGTATTGTTGCTTGAATTGAGAATTATGTCAGCGCCGCCCTTTACAGTATCATTTGTTACAATAGTTCTGGCGTTAGAAATAGAATCGTTAGCAGACTGCTCCAGACCAAACAAATGAATTCTGTAAACAGCATCAAAAGTACCCGGAGTACCCGACTCAAGTTCAACAGACTTAACATAGGCTTTACCGACATTGTTAGCAGAAGAAGGAATAAATCCTGTCAAACTCGATAAAAATGTAGTATTGGACGCTGGGAAATATCCTTGATTTGCTCCATTATGAATAAATGTAACTCTATCGTAAGGAGCAAAGTTTCCGTTAAATTCTCTTACACGAATGTAGTTTCCGTAATTAATGAAAAGTTCAAAGTCTTCTCTTTGAAGAGTGTTTGTCCCTCTAACAATAGTATCTTTTAAAGGAGAAAGAGTTTCAACTTTATATCCATTAACGTAGCCATATCCCGGCTCAACGATAACATTAACCAGTTCGTTGTTGGACCCTACCGCTTCAGTATCTGTAACAAATCTCTTTACCGTGAAACTACCAGAAGTATCATTTTTTCTATTTGCTAACTGATCACCTAAAATATTGTACTGTGGATCTCTATTTTCCTGTAAAACATTGCCTTCTTCGTTGAAGTTAATCAAGACAGCAACAGCGTTCTGATTAATTAAGTTTGAAGTGTTAGCTGTAACCATTAAAGGATCGAGCTTAAGTCTATCTGCTCCCGGAGAAACTTCGTTGTTGAACCCTGCAGAATTATCAAGGAGAGACGTATCGGATTTATAGGTTACAATAGATTCATTGGAGTCGATTGCAACGATTGCATCATTTGCATCTTCAATATTATCAGACACTACAACGAATCCGGGATCAATGTTTAAGAATTGACCTTTATGATATACAACACCATCTTCGTTCGAGGCAACCGTTGCTCTCTGAGAAGTCAAAATACCTCCAGATTTAAAGCACTGTAGGCCAGAAAATTTAGTAGTGTTTAATGCTTCAACAATATTGATCTGATCGTCATTGTTAAGATTGTACTTCAATACAACAGCAGTAGTATTGGCTGTATAATCGACACTATTTTTTTGCTGTTCACTGTTAACGTAAACGTTCAGTGTTTGTGTGTTGGCTACAGTAAAATCTAAAATGAAAGTGTTAGATGTAACAGAAGTGTTTACAGTATTTGATTGTGAATTTCTAACTGTCCGTTCAACAACATTTAAAATCTCAGGGGAAACTTCTGTTCCCAAAACACCAAAAGTTGTTAAGTTGCTGTGAATGGTAAAATTGTTAGAAGAAATTGAGTTATTGCTAAAGGAAATTCTTCTGTTAAGCGTTAAAGATGTATTATTAGCAATATTAACAATTTTTGCTTGGAACGACACTTTTCTTTTAAAAGGTGTTTCAAACAGAGTCATGTAATCACCAACAGCATAATTGGTGAATGATGTCCCCGCACCCGTTACCGTGTTAGAGTTAATGGTAACAGATACGTTACCTACAGATGTTTTAGCGTTCGATTCGTCAACATTATTGTAAACAACATAAAGTCTTTTTGTGTTTGGCGCTTCAGCTTGAGATCCTTCACGGTAAAAAATAATTTTTGCTTCTACATCACTTGACTGAGATGTTAAGAGAAGATTATTGGAAGAGTTGTAGATCTGATCCAAGTCAACAACATTGTTGTTAACGTAAGCATTTTTAAGTCTAACTACGTGGGCTTGTCTTACTACCTTTGGGTTAACGCCATCAACAATAGAACCATCCTTAAAGACGTGTGATCCAAATCTGCTGATTTGCTTTTGCAAAATTGTTTGAATCTGTGACAATTCTCTAGCTTGCACAGCAGTACTAGGCTTAAAAAGTACCTTATAAAACTTTTTGTTTTCCAAATAATCGTCAAAGTAAGGAGCGGTATTTAGATTTGTATTGATATCTGACATCTTAAACCTTAACTACAATTTTGAATTCTACATTGCTAGTATCTGTTTTGGACACTTTCAATATGTTATTTATATACAATACGTGACCGTACAAACCGTCAACGTAGGAATTAGAGACTTCAGAAACGAGAACATTTGCAGTATCTTCTGATACGTTTCCCTTAATCGTAATTCCAGATGGAAATTTTGTCCCCGCAATAACCAAAGTGTTGGCCGACTTGTTAACAAGAGTCCCAAAATACTTTTTGTCGAGAGAAGTGATAACTTCACCGTTACTGAAAAGACTAGACTGATCAACAGTGAGTCTAATCACATTATTGAATGTATTAGCTTTGTATACTTTTCTGAAAGGAACATTGACATGTGTTCCGGCAAATGGGTTTCTTGCATACATTATCGTATTCGATGAAACATTAAGAACCTCGTAATTTTCATCAAAATCACGACCTTCAACAATAATACTGTCAGTCAGAACTTGTTGGTTGGTAATTTGCTTGTTGAATTCGTTAAACAACTCAACAATCGTAGAAGCCTGTGAAGTGTTAGAAGCAGCAGTATTTGATAGTATTGCAGTATTTACTGCACTCAAAGTAGCTCCTGTAACAGAGCTAAGTGAAGGATTGTTGAACACAGAACTAAACTTAGTATCAGAACCAGTTATAATATTTTGACCAGATGTTGTTGATACTGTTCCAGTAAAGGCTACGTTAGCTGGTGATGGATTAGAAAGAATACCTACAGTTCTAAATCCATTCTGGAGATTTGCTGTGATTGTATTAGACTCATTACCTTCAACAGTAATAGCATACATAACACTGTCGGATCCTAATTCTTCATGTGGATCATGTCCATGACCCTTTCTCGGCGCAATCACAGCCTCTGCCACACATCCGGTTCCTGTATTTGCATCAATCAAAACATTTGCAAAAGAGTAAGATCCTCCTGCATCCTTTAAAGAAATACTTGTAATAGTTTTTGTTGATGGGTTGACTGTAGCAATTGCTGTAGCATTTGCACCATCACCAACAATTCTAACTCTCGGACTGATCTCATATTTTGTAGATCCAGAGAAAGAATGAAACCCATCAATCGTAACCCTTTGTGTTGCAGATGAGTAGGTGTTGATAGTAAACAAACTACCATTTGCTTTAGCGCCCGGTTCAAAAAGAAGGATAGACGTGTTGTTAAAATAATTGTTTTCAGGAGTGAATACCAATCCGTTAGAAAATGACAAATTTTTAGATTCAATAATAAACTGAGAAGCCGAAATAATTGACTGAACCGTGCCGTTAGTCGATTCAACGTAATTATTGCCCCCAGACACCAAAAATACTCTATCAATGCCCTGTGAAGATGCCACACCAACTTCAGTATTCGAGACAACAGGAATATATTCTGATGTAATAAATTTTGACCCTGATGGCACGGAGTACATATATTTCCAAACATAACCGTCAGATTCTTCTCTAGGGGTCAGGTCAACATGTGAAGGCTCGACACTTGATGTTGCAGAGGAATTGTTATCGATACACTTATACACGTTTCCCGAAGAAGTATAAACGTAAAATGACTTCTCGACATCTCCTTCACTGACTGTGAATAACGTATTGGACTTATTATAATACGCTTGATAAATGGTATTCGAAACCCAATCATACCGTTTAATAACAGGTGATACATCTGGCGGCAGAATTTTCTTACCAAAAACCATTTCCCTAATTGGGTTATGGAGAGACGTATAATAATTTTCAGAATTAGCTATTTCTTTAATGTTTTCGTTATTATTGTCATGTGTTTTTGACACAAAGACGTAAACGTTTTGTGTGTACGTGGAAAGCTCCGTAATCATTCCAAGACTGTGTGATAAAGATCTAGTTGTTTGTCCCATAACTTCTATACGCCACTGGCCGTGACACTCTCCTCTAAAATTCTAACTGAGCTTTCTGCTTCATCTTTAATTACATTTTTAGTAAAGAACTTTCTTCCAGACATATGAATAAGACTGTCCAGAACATTTTCATACTTTTCATTATTAATACTAGACTCAACTTCATAAGAATATTCTTGCCAATAATCACTATCTTGTAATTTAACCTTTTGGTTAAGGTGTGAATTGATGGAAGAATGTCTTCCCTCAATAATAGACTGACCACCTTTTTCCACTTTGATATTTATATTTTTGGATGAGAAATAATTTTGACCTGTGTTTGAAACAGCTATAGTTGTAATAACTCCATCCAAGCTTGTTGGAACCAATTTTGCTCCTGAACCAGTGCCATCTGTGACTGTAACAGAAGGAGAAGAATAACCAAATCCACCCTTTGTGACGATAATATCTATAATCTTACCATCAGCATCTAGAACAGGAAATGCAGATGCCCCTGTTCCAGTACCATCGTTGTCAATAATATTAATTTTAGGTGTTAAATCTTCCGACTTCATTTCAATTTCTTCGCCGGGTATATAACCAAAGCCAGCATTCAGAATGTTTACTTCTGCAACGGCACCTTGGTCGGAAGTGATTGTATAATCAAAGTCAGCATCTGTTCCTGTCAAAACGTCAGTAAATATCAAACCCTCTCTAACTCTAGACTTTATTTTATCATTCGTTTCACTAAAGTTTACGTTAGAAGTGTTATAACCAATTCTTATAGTATAAGAAGGATTGTCTAAGTTTAGTTCTCCACCCAAAACCTTATCGTCAAGATATACGGCTGTGCTGTTAACAAAGTTGTTAACGGCCCTAACAGTAAAATCACCATCACTATCAATCAATTTAATATAGTTAACAAAACCTTTAGAATAATCATTGTTTGAAACTGTATATGGAGAGTCTTGTCCTAGTGTCATGAATGTGGTGTTGGTGATGGAATCGATGTTATGGTAAGTCGGCAAACCATCATCTGTCATCACTTTCAGAACATCGTGCGCTCTAAAGTCTTCTGTGAAGTTAGTTCCTGTGCCTATTGCTATATTATTTGCAGCCAATAAAGATACGTTACCAGTAAATGTGTTGGCGACAGTGATTAAACCGTTGCTAAAAATTTCTTTAGATGCAACTAGTAGAGTATTAGAAATTGCAGCATTTCCAGTCTGATTTGCTGAAAATGTCACATCTTTGATAGCAACAAAAGGTTTCGTCACACCGTTGTAGTTTTTAGGGTCTTGGTTTACAGATATTCTTAGAATAGAACCATAAATCCTTGTTTCATTTGAGAGAATATCTCCGATAGGCGTTTGATTGTAAACGTTCAATGAATTTGCACTATCGAACTGAAAGCTATTTACATTTGCAGATCCAATTGTAAGAGGATCGAAAGCTTTAAGTAAATCACCATTAACAACGTGTGAAGAATATAAATCATTCAATACTACAGTGAATTGACCTCTATCAATGTTATTGGATTCTCCCGGCGCTCTTGTGACAATAACTTGTGATTTTGAAGAATAGCCATACCCCTCAACACCTCTAAGATTAAATGTACCCAAAATCTTTTCAAGTTCTGAGACGGATACCCTTAATTCTCTTCCGGTTTTACTCGAAACAGCGGAAAAAACTGTTCCCAAAGGAATATTGTCAGATCCATTTTCAACAATAACGTTGTCAACTGGACCAATGACTTTAGGTGCTAAAACTTTTTCTAGAGAAGTTGCATTTCTAGCAGTAATTTTATCGCCAGTCTTGAACGTTCCTTGAACATTATCAAGTTCAACATAAACAAACGATTTGTCTTTTAGTCTTTTCCTGAAAACATTTTTAGCAATAGCAGATGCACCAGTAACGGAACCAATTATCTCCGTTCCCACTAAACCTTTAACATCTTCAAAAGAACTCCCTTCTCCCAAAAAAAGTTCAACTACATCTGGTCTATTAAATCTAGAATCTGAAGGTCTAAAAAGAAATCTTCCCGGAACAAAAATGTCAGGAGAATCGTTAAACGCCAAACGGAAAAACAACTTAATCCCTCTTTCCGTTCCCTTAGATCTATAAAGATCTTTGATGTGTTTAATGATGAATCTTAAATCACCAGTTATTACGGCAGGAAGTTCTTTGATAAATCTACCAGAACCAAAGGTATACTTATTGTTAAAGCGTATTAAGTTAGCATCAGAGGTAGTATCAATATCACCTTGATACTGAAGATCTCTAATTTTATAACCAGTATTGGCTGAAAAATGCTTGTAGTAGGTATCTACAAAATTTACAATTCCCTCACCTTCATCTAGAAAGAAGTCAGGGAATTGTGATTTAACAAAATGATCTGTCGATTTTTCACTTTTTGTAAAACGATCAGTCATCAGTTGTCTGTCCATCTATTGTTACGTTAATATTTAACGATTGTATAAGAATAATCTGATCCTGATCTACAATAATATCTGGGTTAACATTCTTAGCATAGAACTGAACTCTGTCACCAAATGCTGTTCTACCTCTTGCAAAATATCCATCCAATCTAAAGTTGGTAAGGTTGACAACACCATTTTGATAATCGATAGAACCAGCATCAAAAATCAGGATTTCCTTGGAGCCTCTAGTTCTGGAACACATTTGAATAGTTCCATTAACGTCTTCAAGAAACGCTTCAAAATTAACCCCATTAATAGTCTTGGTAAACAAAGAAGAAACGAAAGATCCTCTTTCAATCTCATTATCATAATCTAAAACAAAATCACTAGTCGATTGGGAGAATGGCGTTTCTTCTTTGATCATTCTGATTTTGGTATCGTTCGAAAGGATGCTTGTGTCTGTTGCATCAATAACGGTCAAAAGTTTACTGTATCTAAAGTCACGATCAAATTCAGAAAGATTGTTTGTACCATACTGAAGAATACTATTGATAACAGAAGAACGTAAATCTTCTTCCCCTCTGGTAGTTTGAGTAGAGTTAAATCTTACAGAGCTTTGAATGTCCAAAATAATAAACTTGGGATCAGCCG